ACAGTAACAGACCAATCTTCAATTGTTCTATCACCAGCAATCTTAATAGCTCTGCCTCTAAAAGGCACATTAAAACTAGGTACAGTCATACCTGGTAATGATGTTGCTCTACATAAGAATGCTAGGTCTTCTATTTCGCCACCAACTTGTGCGTAACCAGGAAAAGGCATAGTAACCTTAAACTGATTGGCTCTTGCGCCACCACCTGCAAGTTTGGCTTTGAAGTCATTAATGTTTGGCATTTTATTTCTCCTTTACCTATTAACCTGCAACTTCGTCAAAGCTGACGCCAGTTCTGGTTGCGACAAATTGTAATGTGATAAAGTTGATACTTCTTGCTGGTTTCACAAAGATTTCAGCAACAAATTCATTTCTATCAATTACTTCGCCGGTGTTGTTAGTTTCATCACACACTACTAAAAAGTCTGTGATACCTCTTCGACCTTGTACTTCTCTTAGGAAAGGCTCTACAATGTTTCTAAAGTTCGCTCTTGTAAATTCATCATTGAATTCAAACAATTGGAATTTAGAAGCAGTTGAAATTGCCTTCTCTAAAGTGATGAACAGTCTTCTAACATTGATTCTATCAAATGCTGAAGGAGCTGATAATCCAGTTTTATCACCGAATAATACAGTACCTTGTCCTGGGAATGTTGCCACAGGATTTACTCTAGCTCTGTATAATTCATCTCTATGTGTTTTTTGTGGATTAAACGCAAGTTTCACAGCGCCTCTAACAATACCTCTGTTAAAGCCTGCTGGCGAATACCAAGCGTCTGCTACTAAATCTGTTCTAGCAGCTAGTCCAGCCATGTCACCGTTTAATGGGACATATCTGTAAACATCATTATATCTGTCGTACATATATTTGTAACCACTGTCAAATACAACATAAGAAGATGAACGAATTCCGTTAAAGAATCCAATCACATTATCTTTTTGTGTATTTGCATCAGCAATACCTACAACATCACTTCTTTCTGGAGAAGCGAATACAACTGCGTCTTTTCTATTTTCAGCAATTGTAATTAAGTTGTCAATATGTGTTGCGTCACCGTCACCAGCAATGATTAATCCTACATCAACTGTTTCAGCGTCTTGGAATTTCTCATACGCTGTTTTCTTTTGTCCAGTTGTAGCAGTAGAACCGTCTGAACCGTTTGCTAACGATACAGCACTCACTGTTGTTACAGAAGTAAATGTAGTTCCTGAAGCAGCTGAGCCCCAGTTTGAACCGCTTGCATTGTGGTCCATCCAATAAATGTAACTTGATTTATTGTAAATTACATTTGGATAATAGTTACTGTCACCTTGAGGTGTTTTAGCGTCTGAAGCTTTTGAAACTCCGTCATAAACTTCTAAAACATCACCCTTAGTTCCAGTAATACCACCGTCTTCGTCAATAACTACGATATGAATTTCATCACCTGAACCACCTCTTGCTGTCGCATATGGTGAAGTTCCTGGTGCTTTATCAAACAAGTCGTAATATCTCCATCTTCTTCTTACACTTGCACCGTTAGTTGGTACTGCATGTAAACCTGAAGAGTCTGAAGCTGTGTAATAAGCTGGTTCTTCTTTTCTAACAAATGTTACATCATTAGTTGCTACACTAATAATTCTATACTCATATTGGTCACCAAAATTAATTATATCTCCTGCACTTAAGCCTGTTCCAGAAGTAACAGTAACAACAGTGTCACCAACTGCCATAGCGGCGTCAGAAATTGTTGTTTTAGCTGTTTCTTCGTAAGCAGTAGCAGATGGACATGATTCAATCTTTAGATTGTTTCCCCATGCACCAGCTGTTCTAGCCGCCCACATTCCTACAGAGCCTTGTCCAGCAGAATAATTATCTTGGTAGTCCTGAGTATTCTTAATCACTACGGTACTTCCTGATTCCGTAGCGTTTGATACAGATGAATTCTGTACACGAACAACCCTTAGAGAGTTAGAATATTGTAAGAAGTTAGCAGCGCTAAAAAACGATTCAAAGTTCGTTGAGTTAGGCTGGCCAAAAGTGCTTACTAATTCTTGCTCACTAGAAATACTAACAACCTGGTCTAAAGGTCCTTTAGTAAACTGTCCAGCAACTGCACCGATAGATGTAGAAACGGCAGGTATGATTCTAGTTAGGTCTTTTTCCTGTACGAGAACACCTGGTGATACTTGAAATGCCATTAGGTTTTCTCCTTTAATTAGCTAATTATTTTACTCATTTTTAATCTCATCAATATTTCGTATTATTCATACGCCCATAGTCAAAGTTCAACCTTGTACAGATATTTATAATATATACAAATTACACTATAATCCTTTACGAACAACTGGATGCCATACAGTTCCGTACTCATCAACCTCTACTTTTTCGTGGTCTGGAGTACCATCATCTACAAAACCGAATGGTGCCATATCTTGTTCAATTAAGTGTTGTTGTTCTTCATATAGTTGTCTTCTAGCATTGGTATCTGTCATCTCTTTAAAAAAAGGTTGATTAGATAACCAGCCAAAAATAACTAAACACATAATTAAATCGTCTGTATTTCCCTCGTCAGCTTGCCAACTTTGCCCTCTTCTAACAAATGTTGACATCTCTTCAATGATATTAAAATCATTAATTATAATTTTATCAGATTCAACTAGTGTCTTAATATTAGAACAACCAATCTTTTTAATTTGCTTGGTCATTTTAACACCAAAACCTGAACCTCTACCTGAGAACATAGCACCTAATATCTGTCCTGCTCTGCCTCTTTGTGTAGTCATTAATAAGTTATCGTATTCTAATTCAAATTGTAATGCTTCTGCAATCTGTTGGCCTAAATCATTTGTTTCTACTAAGATATGTGCCTTATTATATGCCTTACATACTTGGTCAATTGTGTGTGGAAACAATAAAGGTTTTATATCATTGTTACGGTACTTTGCAACAACTCTATATGGCATTTTAGATACATCTAATATAACAAATGCTGAATAATCTTTTGATACACCACGAGCCACATCAACTGTACATACATATGTTCTGCCTTTGATAGGGTCTTCATATACATCTAAACCAGCATTTGATTTAATTGGTGTATGAAAGGCCATACTTTTAATTTTGGCAGGACTAATAAGTGTATTAACAGAACCTAAAAACTCACACTCAAACTCTTGTTGAAATTGCTCAGGTGAAGTGTTACGAATTGTCGCTTCTTTCCAGGCTTCATCTCTTCCTGGCACCTCAGACCAATGTACTTCAATTGGTATATAATCGTTTCTTTTATTCTCAGCATCAACCCATAGTTTATAAAACTGATTCATACCGTATGGTGTAGATACGATAATCATTTTAGTTTTAGTACCAGCAGAAATGGTAGGATAAACAGAGCTGAAAAACATCTCAGCAATATTGGCAGGTACGAAAGCAAACTCGTCTAAGAAAATAATATTAAATGAACCACCTCGGATTGCACTTGAAGAAGTGGCAGCCGCAACAATGGTTGACTTATTTTCTAATTCAATGTTACCTTTGTTCCAGTTAATAACACCTTGTTGTAACCACTTAGGTAAATTTTCATATGCAAGTTGTAGTCTTCCTAAAATATCTCTAGCAGTAGAAGATTTGTTTGCTAGAATAGCAATATTAGAATTAGGATTGAATAAGGCATAATGCAATAGATATGAAATAGTAGTTGTGGATTTACCACTTTGTCTAGGTAACTTACAAATTGTGAAACGATTGTCATGGATAGTCCTTACGATATGTTTTTGAAATTCATACATCTTAAATGGCACAAGACCCTCATCAAGTGACACAATACGAATGTACTTTGTCATAAAATAAATTGGGTCTTCAGCACACTTTTGATATTCTATAATTTGGTCTTTAGTATATTCGTGTGGTGTGTTAACCTTTTTAAGATTAGGGTTACCTAAGTATGCGTCATTACTCATTGATTATAATACCTTCTATATGCGTGTATCCTAATTGTAAGGCGGCTTGTACTCTTTGACTGCCTCTAAACACACTATATTCTTTTTCTTCATATGTTACACCACCAACACCTTTTCTTTCTACAGGCGAGAGTGTATATTTTCTAACTTCAATAGGATGTTGTAACTCTTCGCCATTTAATAACTCAGGCAAAGGTGTCATTGTTTTGATATACTGAATTTTATTTATTTCCAGTATTATCTTTTTTGGATTCTGTTGCTTCGCCTTCAATAACTTCATCATCTTTCCTATTTAACATTTTTTGTAATTCTGCTGTTGAACCTACAAACAATGCATTTTTAATTTGAGTATTTGCCGATGTAGGCAACTCTTTTAAATCTTTTAGTTTCTTTTGTAAATCTTGTAACTTATCTGTTACTTGTGCAACTTGGCCAATTAATTGTCCTGCAACTTCATAAGCTCTAGGATGTTGGCCTTCTTTTGCAATATCAAGTATG